GTATATCCCCGATGCAGTCGGAGACAATGCCGGACAGTCCTTTTAAGATCAGACCTAATCCAAATCAATGACAAATAAACCCAAAAAAGTCCAACCCCTACGAGGGGCAACTGAGCCGAGAGTCCACAGCCCACTTCTTAAAGGCAAATCTAGAGCTGGTGAAGTTTTAGAGATGATTGAGCGCTTAAAAATGGATGAACTGATGCCTTATCAAAAGTTCGTCCTCAATCAGATGCTTATGGTCAATAACAAGAATCAATATCGAATCAAGACCGCGCTGCTTTTGATAAGTCGTCAAAACGGAAAGTCACATCTAGGCAGAGTACGAATTATCTGGGGCATGTTCTATGGTGGCGAGAAGAAGCTGATTATCATGTCAGCCAACCGAGCAACATCGCTAATGCTCTTTCGAGAGATTGCCTGGATCATAGAATCAACGCCGGAACTCAAAGCAATGACAAAGGCAATCCGTTATGCCAACGGCGGCGAAAGAATAGAGCTGCTTAATGGCGCAACGCTTGATGTGATTTCAGATAACTCATCTAGCCCACGCGGAAGAACAGCAGACTTTTTATGGATTGATGAAATTCGCGAAATCTCAGAAGATGGCTACAAAGCAGCTGTGCCAGTAACAAGAGCTAGAGCCAATGCCCAGACATTCCTAACTAGCAATGCCGGTGATCACTTTAGTAGCGTACTTAATGGCTTAGTTGAACGCGCTAAAGATTATCCGCCAGAAACCTTTGGTTACTATGAGTATTCAGCTCCACAGTATTGCAAGATTGACATTACATCCGATTACTTCTGGCGAAGTGCCGTAGCACCTAGCAATCCTGCACTTGGTTACATAATTACAAAAGAATCTATTGAGGAAGCAATAGCGACTAACCCAATCGAGCAGACTCGCACAGAAACGCTCTGTCAATGGATTGACAGCCTGCAATCGCCCTGGCCTCATGGCGTACTGGAAGAAACCTCAGATAACACCCTTGAAATGGCTCCTGGGGCTTATACTGTGTTTGGTTTCGATGTCAGTCCTTCTAGAAGAAACGCATCTTTAGTTGCAGGACAAATACTTCCGGACGGAAGGATTGGCATCGGGATTCTTGAGACTTACACATCTCAAATGGCAATCGATGAATTAAAGATGGCAGCCAGCATTAAAGCCTGGTGCGATCTATATCGTCCGCGATTGGTCTGCTACGACAAATACGCAACACAAACAATTGCAGACAGACTTTCCCAAGCCGGAGTGATGTGTGAAGATGTTTCAGGTCAGCAGTTCTACAAAGCCTGTGGCGACTTTCTTGAAGGTTTGGTAAATCATCGCGTGGTTCACAATGGCATGGAAGAATTGATCCAGCAGATGAATAACTGCGCAGCTAAGGTCAATGACTCAGCTTGGCGAATTGTTAAAAGAAAAAGCGCTGGAGACATCTCGGCTCCGATTGGTCTAGCAATGGTCGTTTCTAAGTTGATGCTTCCAGCACCTAAGCCACAAATCTATAGTTAGACACGCCCTATCATATTGTCTAATGCCTTGACAAATGGTATCCTTTATGTCTATGGGTATCTTCTCGCGTAAGCCTCAAATCTTGGAAGCTCAAGAAGCTCCGCAAATCATGTCAGAGTCTTACTTGACTTATGGCAATTACTTTCCAGTTTTAGTAACACGCACTCAGGCTCTTTCCGTACCTAGCATCAAAAGATGCAGAGACCTCATTTGCGGAACCATCGCCAGTGTGCCACTCGAATATTACAAAAAATCAACTGGCGAAAAGATTGCAGCGCCTCGCTGGGTAGAACAACCTTCTAAAGCACAACCTAGATTTGAGACTTTTTATTTTACGTTGGATTCGTTACTCATGTATGGGGTCAGTTATTGGCAAATTACTGAGACCTATTTAGAGGATCAGCGAATGGCTAACGCTAATTGGGTTGCTAACAATCGCGTAACATTTAATACTGATTCTGTAAATAATTTTGTTACTCAATATTACTTAGATGGCAAGCCACTACCAATGTCAGGTATTGGTTCTTTAATTACTTTCCAAAAGGATGAAGGCATCCTTGCAGTTGGTGGATCAACAATTAAAGCTGCAATCGATGCACAAAAGGCAGCAAGCATTGCACTTGAAACTCCAGCCGCGACTGGTTTCCTAAAGAATTCTGGAGCAGACCTTCCACCTGCTGAAGTCTCTGGATTACTAGCTGCTTGGAAGCGTGCCCGTCAAAATAACGGAACGGCATATTTAACTTCTACTCTTGATTATCAGACAACAGGCTTTAGCCCTAAAGACATGGCTTACCAAGATGCCATTCAAGGATTAGCGACAGAATGCGCGAGACTTTGCTCAGTCGATCCTTATTACGTTTCAGCATCGATGAACACAACAATGACTTACGCAAATGTTCAAGATGAGCGCAAGCAAATGGTTGCCTTTACTTTGCAACCTTATGTCTCAGCTATTGAGTCAAGACTGAGCATGGATGACATTAGCACTTCTGGACATTATGTCAAATTTGCACTCGACGACTCATTCTTGAGAACTGAACCAATGGAAAGACTTCTCGTACTTGAGAAAATGCTTGCACTTGGTTTAATTACAACTGAACAGGCAATGGCAATGGAAGACCTATCACCTAACGGGAATGGCAGCTAATGGAAACACTTTACATCGAAGCATCATCAATAGAATGTTCTGAAGAACGCAGAGAAATCTCAGGCAAAATTGTGCCGCTAGGTACTGGCGAAATCGGTCATACAAATCTTGGCGCATATACTTTTGCTGCTAACTCAATCGAGATTCCAGAGCCATCAAAGATTAAGTTGCTCTCACAGCACGATCTAAAAAAGCCTATTGGTCGCATGATTGCAGCTGAAACACGCACAGACGGAATTTATGCGACATTTAAGTTAAGCCGTTCATCCGGCGGTAATGACGCTTTAATAATGGCGCAAGAAGGGCTCGTTACTGGTTTAAGTATCGGGGCAGAAATTCTTGCATCACAGCCATCAAAAGGTGGACACACAGTTGTCTCATCAGCAAGACTTAAAGAAGTTTCTTTAGTTACTGTTCCTGCATTTGCATCGAGCGAAATACTAGAGATCGCAGCAGAGGAAGTAATCCCTGCTGATGAAACCCAACCAAAAGAAAGCGAGACAGTAGTGGAAGAAACCACAGCAGTCGAAGCAACACCATCAGTAGAAGCTGCGGCTGTCGAGGCTGCTCGTCCTACTGTTACAGCAATGGCATACACAACACCACGCCTAAACCTAAATGTTACAGCTGGTGAATTTGCAAAGGCACAACTAAACGCATCACGCGGTGACGCAGATGCTCGCGAACTCGTAGCAGCGCTACAGGTTGCATCAGTTGCAGAAAACACAGGAATGGTTCCACCAACATACCTACGCGATGTTATTGGAATTATTGATTCATCTCGTCCGTTCATTGATTCGATTGAGCGCGCGGCCTTGCCTGCAAGCGGCATGAAAATCTTTACTCCAAAATTAGGAGTACAGGCAGCGGTTGAATTAACAGCTGAAGCAGCAGAGTTTGCATCAGCAGACACAACAGTAACTTTCCAAGAAGACAATGTTGTTAAGTTCGCAGGTGCAGGCAAGCTCGATCTTGAGCTCGTTGATCGCAGCGACCCTTCATTCCTAGATTTATATCTACGCGAACTTGCTGCATCATACGCACAGAAGACAGATCAATACGCAGCAAAGATTGCAGCAGACGGATCATCAGATTCATCTTCAACAACTGTTTACAAAGCAATCGCAAAGTCAATCGCTGATTCATTCGGCGTAATGCGTCAAACACCTAACAACCTTTTGGTTGCTACATCAGGTGGAAACGACAATGTTGACTTCGCATCACTTCTAGGCGAAGTTGATAACTCAGGTCGCCCTCTATACGCTGCAGCAGCTCCTCAAAATGCTAATGGTCTTATTACACAAGGTTCGACAAATGGCACAGTTGCTGGTCTTAACCTCGTAGTTGATCCTAACTACACAGGTGGAACATCTAACATCAAGGTTGGTCTTGTTTATCCAACAATGGCAATGCGATTCCATGAATCAGGCACACTACAAATTCGTGCTAATGTCGTTGCAAACGGACAACTTGAAGTTGGTATCTACGGTTATGTTTGTGTAGTTAATCGCTACCCAGCAGCATTCCGTGCAGTACAGGTTGCATAAGTAACACCCTAAGTCGCTGGGAGTGGGGCGCAGCCCTTGCTCCACTCCCAGTCTTTAGAAAGGATTGCAGATGGCATTGACAACAGTTTCAGAACTCCGGACAACTCTTGGAGTCGGTACTTTGTACACAGATGCCGTTTTGCAGGAAGTGTGTGACGCATCAGATGCAGTCCTACTTCCGATGTTATGGGCTCCTAAATGGTTTGCTGTAGCTCACAGTAATGTTCCGGCAACAGGGACTTTGTATTTTAATGAATCTGTTTATGATACTTTTTATGTCGGTCAAAGCGTAACTATTGCTAACTCTGGTGCATCGTATAATGGCACTAAGACAATTACAGCAGTAGGCGATTATTCAATAAGCGTGACAACCAATCACGCAGGCACTCAGGCTTATCATCCTATTTTTCCTTATGGCACAGTATCTACAACAACTTACACAGACTGGACAACAGATACAGCAATTCAATTAGCTGCACTTCTCATTAGCGTAGACATCTGGCAATCTCGCCAAGTCAGCTCCACAGGCGGCGTATCGCCGGACTTTACTCCTAGCCCATATCGCATGGGTAACACTCTTTTGGCTAGAGTTCGTGGACTTATTGCTCACGCACTCGATCCGCGTTCGATGGTCGGATAATGCCAGTTGCTCTCACTACTCTTAGAACCACGATTGCGACTGCTTTAGTCGATAACACAAAGTGGCAAACCTTTGCATTCCCACCAGCCACAGTTCTTGCTAACTCTGTAATCGTTAGCCCTTCTGATCCATATCTAGAACCGAATAACAATCAACACAACACGATTGCTCCAACAGCTAATTTTAAGATAATCATCACCGTGCCTTTATTCGATAATGAAGGAAACCTCAATGGAATTGAAGATGCCCTTGTGGGTGTGTTCAACAAACTCGCAGCATCCACCTTGACATATAATGTGGGAGCAGTTACTCAGCCAAGCGTTCTAAACGCGGCATCTGGTGACTTGCTTACCTGTGAGATGTCATTATCCGTTCTAACTACTTGGAGCTAAACCATGACCGATATGGAACAATGGGAAAAAGAAAATGAAGCATTCCTGGCTAAAATCGGTCAGGTAAAGCAAGCAGTATCAAAGCCAGCATCTA